AAATACTTACTCATTTGCCCGAAAATTGGACGAAACCGACCGTTTGTCCGCGGGACGCGGACACTTCCGAAACGGCAACTCACTTTCGTCTGCTAAAGTGTCCGCGGGTGACGGACACGGAGTGGGAGGTTATGTGTGTAATGATATTTTCTAGAAAAATTTCTAGAAAAAGCATTGACATATTTCTAGAAAAGCGGTATTATAATATCAGAAACAAGGAAAACAAATAATACAAAAAAAGAAAATAGAGGAAACAAAATGAAAGAAATTAAGAGACAAAGTGACTATGAAGTGGTAGTAACAAAATATGGAAAAGAGATTTTCAGATATAAGGTTGATTCATTATTAACAGCAAATAGTTTAGTAAAAACTATCTGTTCACAAGCTATGAAAGAAAAGAGTGAAATTTTCTTTTCCATTTATGAAAAGGGAATAGAAATAGTAAATGGAGAACATTTTTCGGAAGATGCTTTTTATTACTACTCAGATTTTAAGCATGAAATATTTGCTACTTATAAGATGTCTTGCAATAGATAACATTATATTTGCTGTCCTATCGGCAATACGGGGAGAAAGATGATAACATGAGAATTAATTTAAAAATGACTTATGAAGAACTTGTTAAAATGCAGAATAGCGTTGCTGAACTTCCTTTTTATGTAACAAGAAAAGTAGGAAACGAGTTTAAAGTGTATGCTTATTCACATTCATCAATGACGAACGGATATGTCCGTAAAAACGCAATCTACAACCCGCAACCATATAAAGGACGGTTTGGGGTAGGATTTACTGTAAAATCTAATAATTCCGCAAGCACTCATTATGCTTACTTAACTTATTATATCGAAGTAAAGCATTCTGTTATTTGTTCCGCAAACGATACATGTACTTTGTGCCCTCTGTATTCGACAGATGGAACAAATGAGGAGTGTTTATATTAAGGAGGAATACCAATGAGAGTGAGAGACTTTATAATAATGTATAGCGGCATGAATCGCGTGGAAGTCGAAATATACGCATCTGTTACGGTATTTAACGAAGAACACTATGTACCCGTGGGAGAATTTTCAATGGACTGCTCTAACTTCTATACGAAAAGAACCGAAAACTTCTTATCAGAAGAAGTAACAGGTTTTGAAATTGTCAACGGTAAATTACGACTGATGATAAGGGGGTGCGAATAATGCCACAGTCAAAAGATTATTCTGTATATACGGAACTCGATCTTTCTCTCGACCAGATCAAACGCGAACTCCCGCGCGTGGCGCAGGCGGCAAACAGCCGACTTGCCAAACTGGAAAAAATACACGCGCGCGACCAATGGGAGTATGGGCGCGTAAAAGAGTTTTTTGCGTCACAAGGGAGATCAAAAGATCGTTTTTTGAAAGGCGTAAAGCGGTCGGAAGCATCCATTCGGCAAGAATGGGATGCGATGATCGCTTTTCTGAATTCACCCGAAACAACTTTGGAGGGATACCGGATCGCAGAATTGCAGAGACGTTTTGACAAGTCGAAGAATAAAATTGATGTAGAAGTAACAGAAGATAACTATAAAGACTTGTATCGTTTTCTGACTTCCAATATCTACAAAAAAAATCTGCGAAAGCAGGTAGCGTCCGATCAGATCATTGATGATTTCATATCGAAATTAAATGATAGTGGAATCGAACTAGAAGATATTCTTGAAGAATATCAGGAGTTTCTCGATGGATATATAACGGAAGAAGAATTATTTGCGAAAAAGAGAACAAAATTACAGTAGGTGGAAATATGTATGAATTAGATATCCCTGTTATCGTAAACGGAAACGAAAATGTTTCACGTGAAACAATTTATTCGGTCAATGATTTTCCGTTTTCGTCTTTCCAGACTTTGCGCGAATGCCGCAAACGTGGAAGAAATAAAAACCCTATCGTTTATTATGATGCAGAAATGGCGTTTGATATCGAAACAACTACGTTAGAAAAAATTGATTATGAACGCTATAACAAAACAGGTGAAAAAGTAGTAAAAGGAACTGCCTTTCTGTATCAATGGCAGTTTTGTATCAAAGATACCGTGTGTTTTGGTCGCACATGGAACGAGTTTCTTTCATTCTGCGAAAAACTGCATTTGTATTTGAAAACATCTGATACGAAACGTGCAGTCGTTTATGTTCACAATCTTTCCTATGAATTTCAATTTATGAAAGATTTTATTGAATTTGACGAAATCTTTGCGCGGGATGCGCATAAAGTGATGAAATGTTATGCGTATAAGTACGGTATCGAGTTCCGGTGTTCGTATTTTCTTAGCAACATGAGCCTTGCGAAATTTTGCGAAAACAGCGAGGGCGTGATCCATTATAAACTGGTTGACACTTATGACTATAAAAAACTGCGTACACCAAAAACACCTTTGACGGATGTTGAACAGAGTTACTGTTACAACGATGTTCGAGGTTTGTGCGAATGCATCCACGCTTTACGTAAAGAGGATAATCTAGCAGAAATCCCCCTTACTTCAACTGGCTACGTTCGCCGCGAATTCCGCCGTGCTATGCAGGCGGATAAAAGCTATTATCCCGATACCTTTACCGACATTGCGCTTACTTTACTGCAATATCAACTCTGCAAAGATGCGTTTCGCGGCGGCAACACCCACGCCAACCGCATCCACGCGGGACACACGATCACGGCGAAAAAGGGTGAATCTGTAATCGTTATGGGTAGTATGGACATCTCGAGTAGTTATCCGGCGCAGATCGCTATGGGGTACTATCCTATGAGTGCGTTCCGGGCGGTTGAGATCACAACGCAGGAACAGTTTGACAACTTGTGTGCTACGCGTTGTGTTATCATGCGGGTACAATTTGACAACTTGCGTATCAAAGAAAACATTCCGGTACCATACATCCCGCTGTCGAAGTGCCAGAAGCACGGGAAAGATTGTGTGATTGATAATGGTCGAGTGTTATCTATTGTTTGTTGCGAAATTGCAATGACGGAAATTGACTTGTCGATTATAAAAAATCAATATGACTATGATTTCTTTACCGTGTCGGAGTGCTACGTAGCCGCGCGCGGAAAATTACCGGATAGTATGCGCAACACCATGATGTCATTTTTTATCGCAAAAAGCCAGTTGAAAGGAAATCCCGATAAAGTCTATGAATACATGAAGTCTAAAAATAAGTTAAACAGCACATTCGGAATGTGTGTGACCGATCTGTTACAGGATGAATGGGAAATGGATTCATTTACAGGTGAATGGCATCGGGAAAAAGCAGACGCGGAAAAAGCACTGAAAACGTACTACGAGGGAAAAAACAGCTTTTTGCACTACCAGTGGGGTATCTATGTTACCGCCCATGCAAGGAGGCAGTTACAAGATATGCTTGACGTAGTTGGCATGGATGTTGTCTATTGCGACACTGACAGCATCAAATTCTTGCATCCCGAGATACATATTCCGGAGTTTGAAGCCAAAAACAAAATACTGGCAAAACGTGCGATTGATAATGACATTCCGGCGTTTTGTGACGTTGGGGAGAAACGTTACATTCTCGGCGTTTGGGATATGGATGACCTCTACATCCAGTTTAAAACCCTCGGCGCAAAGAAATACTGCGGTGTGGAATGGGACGAAAAAGCGGCTCAATCTGGTAAAGACCCCGTGCGGTTTACGTCTACGGTAGCTGGCATGAATAAAAAACTTGGAGCGGAAAACATAAAGTGCTGTAATAACTTCCGACTCCGCCGCCGAATGGAAAATGTTGGAAGAACAATCAGTTGTTTTAACAACTCGAAACCCCATTACATCAAAATCAACGGGGAAGAAATTTTGACAGCAAGTAATATTGGAATCATTGATACCACTTATACTTTAGGTGTAACGAATGAATACTACGAAGTATTGGTAAACTCTCAAGACGGAGTTTTACCGGAATAGTAGACAATATGAGATATTTTGTATTTTTTATGTTTTTATTATCAACGATATTTGCGTTACATGAGGAAGAACTCGACCTTGCTATTCTGCTTTTATTTTTGGATATTTTTTTTATTTTTTCTCTTTTAAGTATTGATTTTCTGTTAGAACAGTGCTATTATAATACTTGTAAGAAATCATAACCACATAAAAGAAAAGGAGAGGAAAAAAGATGGTTAGAAAAAAAATCGAAAAATTTATCTACTCTGTCATTGACAGAAACACAAAACAGGTGATCGGCTCTTTTGAGAATACAAAAGAACTGAAATCGCAGAAAGCAAAAACCGCCGCTGTTACTGCCGCTGGTTTTTCTGAGGATTCTATATGCATCTTAACCGATACCGTATCCGCCCGCTACGAGATGGCGGACGAGCAGTTTTTTGCAGAAGCAAAGAGAATGGACGATTAATTAACGCACAACCCTCGGTCTGGAATAGTCCAGATAAGACGGAAACGATCAAAGCAAAGCGCCGAGGTTCTGCATAATAAAAAATAACTTAAATCAAAAAGGAGAAAAATCATGAGTAAAGCAAAAATGAGACTGAACAACGTAACTGTTAAATATGCTAACGAAGAGGACGGCAAAAGCGTTCTTTCCGCTTCGATTACAGAAGATCAGCAGAAAGCAATCTTTGAAAAAATCATTGAAGAGTTTGGCGAAGATGCCGCCGCAGAAGCAAAGTGGATTCCGGCGAAAGAAACCGACAAAGCTGGTCGTTACGTGAAAGCGCAGACCAACTATAAAGTAGATATTTATGATGACTGCGTAAAAAGCGACACAGTTTCCAGCGTTGACGACTTGGGCAGAGGCGCAGTTGTTGACCTCTATATCTCCATCGGAGAAAGCAAATACCGCCGCGACAAGGGATTTACGGCTTACCTTTACGCAGTAAACGTTCACAAGTTCGGGGATACAGACAAGTATAACCCGTTTGCTTAAATACATATGACGGAAATACGCGCTCCGACTGGCGGACGGCAACTTGAGTATTATAAGTTACCTGTAGTTGATTGTTACTATATCTTGTGTATTTGAAAAAACTCCATACGTGTGAGAGAGCTACGTTTTCCAGCGTAGCTCTTTTTATACCCAGCGACGCTCTGCCGCTCTCTGCCGTCCATCTGCAAGCAAAACGTGCGAACATCGTGCGATTAACGTGAGATTGACTGCGGAGAGACTGGCGGGAACTGGCGGGACGCGGAGCGGGGGATGTAGAAAGGAGGATGTGAAACAAAATGTTTCACGTGAAACAATGATTTTTTGGAACGATATTAAATGGGAAAAACTTTTCGCGGATTATAATGTAAAATTTGAAGGGGTAGATGATAAAGGAAAGCCAATTCAGTATTACAATCCAATCCGGTTGTTTTCAGAGCCAGACGTGGACGGTGATTTCGCTGGCGTGGCAATTACATGTTCCAACCGTAGTGCTGGAAAGACAAGTGCTTTTGCCGCGGCAAGCTGTATCTTGTGTAAAGAGTACGGATTGCAGACCGGATGGATTTTCCGGACAAAAGGGGAAATGACGGGAGCGGCGGCAATGTATGAAGATATGTTAGGAATGTATCCAAAATTAGGGAGTGTCATTACCTATAAAAATCTGGACAAAAACGGAAATGTCGTGCGTTATTTTCTGGACGGTGTGCCATTCGGATGCGCGTTTAGTTTTGGAAGTAAGATGGACAGTGTAAAAAAACTGTCACCGTATTTTCGGGATATTTATTTTTTGTTTTTTGACGAGTTTTGCACGGAAAGCGGAAAGTACGTAAAAGGGGAATCTGAAATCATGCAGTCGTTGTTGATGACGATTAGCCGTGGAAACGGAAATCAGTCAAGGTGGTTTAAACTGATTATGGCATCCAATAATATATCGTTACTCAATCCCTATTTTGTATTTTTCGGCATCCATAAACGATATCAGAAAGATACAAAAATGATGCATGGGAGCGGTTATGTGTGTGAATTTACCCACAATGACAGTGCTAGTAAGGCGATGTGGGAAAATCCGGCACTGAAAGCATTCCGTGACGGTCACTATATGCAAAGCATGAGCGTTGGTGACCGTATGTTGATTGATGATGCTGTTTTTGTCCAGAAACCGACCGGACGATCGCGGTATCTGTTTACCATTCAGTACAACGGCAAAAGTTATGGTGTGTATGACTATTACGAAGACGGGTATATTTATATCACACATAAATGTAACCCGTCTTGTACGTATATTGCCGTTTTTCGGGACGGAGACCACACACAGCACACGGTTATGCTAGATCATTATGATTATTTGTTTGTGCGGTTAGAAGAAGCGTACCAAAAAGCATATTTGCGTTTTGACGATTTAGATAGCAAAAATATGGCACTCGATCTTTTGGGGATTGATCTTTATAAATAGTTTGTTGAACGGACAAATGTACTTGACAAACGGACAAAAAATAGGTATCATGAAAATACGGGGAAACCTTTTTCAGAGGGGTTGCCACAGTTGAGTAAACTGCCCCGTCCTTGGCAGGTCAAAAGGTTTCCTTGTTTTCAATGGACGGAAGAAAGGAGCAAATATGGAAAGTATCGTTTTTAATATGATTGTCGAAATGATGAAAAAAGAAAATGCTTATCTTGCTTATACGGTACGCTATAAAGGGGACGAAAAAGACACGTTAATCCTTGTTCCACATGAAAATTATGAGTCTCACATTCGATATTTGTGGGATTTCTTTTTTATGGATGGCAACGCGTATAACAGTAAATCGCCAGTCTGCTTCATTCATAATTTTATTATGTGTGATAAATTAAGTGAAATTGATGACTGGTTAAAATGGCAGGATAAGGAGGTAGATGCATGGACGTAGGTACAGTAACACAGTTGGTTGGGTCACTTGGTTTTCCGATCGTGTGTTGTGGCGCGCTTTTCTGGTATCTGGTGAAAGAAAAAGACGCGCATAAGGAAGAAATGGAAGAACTTCGGAAAAGCGTAGAAGCAAACACAACCGCAATTAATTCACTTTGCCAGCATTTAGGAGGTGGAAAGAATGAGTAAAATCGAAAACGCAGTTGCATGGGCGGAACAGATTGCCGCCGATAATCGGCACGGTTACTCACAGGTACATCGGAACAGTCCCGACTATGATTGTTCGTCATTTGTCGGAACGGCACTTGCAAATGCTGGTTTTCCGATCAGCATTTACAGCACAACTAGAAATCTAGGTGAACAGTTGGAAAACGCTGGTTTTGTGAAATGCGGTAAACCGTGGAGACGCGGGGATATCCACCTTGCGGCTGGTCATCATGTAACGATGTCGGTTGACGCGAACCGCATCGTCCACGCCAGCCAGTCGGAAAACGGCGGGATTGATGGTCAGACAGGAGATCAGACTGGAAAGGAAATCTGCGTCCGATCTTACTACGATCTACCGTATGAAAATACCGTGCATTATCGGTATGCGGGAAAAAACGACAAACCACAGAAAGTTGTGGAAAAATCCATCAAAACCGAATCCGCACGTAGTTTTGACCGAAGAATCGCCGGAGCCTATCATACCAATGACCGCTACAATCTGCGCGTTGGCGCGGGGATGGATAAAACAGTCATTTTAACGTTGCCGACCGGAACCAGTGTTAGAAACTACGGTTATTATACAAATGAATGGTATCTTGTGAAAGCGTTTGTCAATGGCATCTTCTATACCGGATATATAGCCGAAGAGGGTCTGACCCGTGGCTGATCTGACGCTTGCTTATAACACCTGCATCAAAATTTGTAATGATTCGAACGTGGGGTACTCACAAGACTATCGTGAGGGGCAGACCGTTGGAGGAATTACCTACTACGACTGCTCCTCTCTTATGAGTTACTGTTGTACGGTCGGAGGTTTTTTATCAAGCAACCCGTGGTTTACCACGCGGAGCATGGATGGATATCTGATCGGAGCGGGATTCCAGAAAGGAACCGCCAGCCAGCCTTGGAAAAAAGGTGATATCTTATGGAGGAGCGGACATACCGAAATGGTTTACGATTCCGCAGACGGCGGCGGATATACGATGGGGGCACATACCGATAGTTATCCGCTGGAAAGACAGGTGTCCATCAATACGTTTGTGAGTCCCTATAGCGCATGGACGTATCTGTACCGCTATCCGGTTGAAGTACAAAGCGGCATCAGCCAGTCTGTCATTGCCGCCATCTGCGGTAATTTCTGGCAGGAATCCACCGTAAATCCCGGGTTGTGGGAGGGTACAATTGTCGGCTCACCCGGTTATGGTTTGGGACAATGGACGGATAATTCCTCTACCGACCGCCGGACGCGGTTGTTCCAATGGTTAGATTCCAACGGGTACAGCCGGGAAGATGGTAACGCACAATTAGACTATCTGATCTACGAAAATGTTTGGTATTCGGTCGGAGCCGCAAGTGCATACGAAAATCTGCAAGCGTTTCTGCACAGTGACAGCACCGATCTGGACGCGCTGACCGCCGCTTATATGAAAGGGTGGGAGGGAATCAGTGACGATGGAACGCTTGCGTTCCGGCAGGAAAAATCGCATACGTGCTTTAACTATATTTCCGAACACGCAAAAGATACGACAATTACCGGATGGATTGTTGGGAATCGGTACTTATCTGATTCCGAACGTTTGAACAACGCGGTCATGGTCTATCGGTACTTAGCAAAAGGAGAGCAACCCGAGCCGCCCGAGCCGCCGCACCCCATGAAACCAAAACGGCATAAAATGCCAATCTGGTTATATCCCAATTTAAGAAGGAGGTTTTAACATGACACTGGAAGAGTATTGGACAGAAATTGTAGCAGACATTGGAAACATCGAAACGCATGGCGATGCGATTGCCGCCATCAGCGAAAAAATCAAAACCGACGATACCGACATCGTAGCTCTGATGTCCGAACGTGACGCACTGGTTGCGGAGCGGGACGAACTGAAAGAAAAGTATGATACCGCAGTATCAGAAATAAAAAGCCGCTGGACTGATCTTTCCCACGGCGGAAGTATTACAAAAGTAACTGAATTTGGCGGAAACGCGCCAAAACCAGAAGAAACAGCAACAAGTATCAACGATCTTGATATGTCTCAGCTCATGCTGAGCGGAAAAGGAGAGTGAAACAATGGGAGAAAAATTAGATATGACAAATATTAATATGCTGAACGCCGTTCGGCAGACTATGAGTGTTGACTACCGTGACAGAGTTCCGGTGGCAACTCGTGAAAATATTGCCGATATTGCAAAAACATTAACCGACCCTTACAATCCGATGGCGCGGAACGAACTGGTTCCTGCGCTGGTAAATCTGATTGCCAGTCAGTCGATCAGTTCCGAAGCGTTCAGAAATCCGCTCCGGGTATTGAACAGTAATGCGATGCCATACGGAAATGGTGAACAAGAAGTTTACGTAAACTTTGCACAGGGTTATGCACACAATGCAAATATCAGCATCGAAGATGCGACCGCCATTTATGACAGCTACATCATGGCACTGTATCATGTAATCAATTTCAACAACGATTATCCTGTCACTATCTGGTTTGAAGATATGCGCGGCGCGTTTTTGGATGATTACGGTTTACGCAGTCTGGTGCAGGCAAAAGTGGAGAGTGTTGTTTCCGCTTGCAACTGGGATGAATTCATCACAGCGAAAGAACTGATTGCATCCGCAAAGCGCGCGGGACAGATTTATCCGGTTCATGTTGATAAAGTTACCGATCAGCAGAGTGCTAATGCGCTGGCGAAACAAATCCAGTCCTATATTGACAAAATTCAATTTCCGAACCCGCTGTACAATTTCGCCGGCGCAACATCGGCGGCAAAAGAAGATACCATTCTTCTGTTTGTTGACCCGGATACCAAAGCCGCGATGAATGTTGACAGTTATGCCAGCGCGTATAATATCGATCGGATGATTCCGAAAGCACAGCAGGTTTTAATTGATAACTTTAACGATGCTGAGGGTATCGTGGCTGTACTGGTTGACAAACGGTTCTTCAAAATCCGAGAACAGTACCGCATGATGGTACAGGATAATGTAAACCGGGGTCTGAGATGGAACAGTACGTACACTGTGAAAGAGATGTTCTCGTATTCCCTGTTCTATCCGATCATTGTTTTTACAACGGAAGACGTTCTTGTTTCTTCCATCAACGCACGTGACGTTGGACTGGTGAAAGTCGGAACAGATGTTGACTTCGGCGGAAGTTTTTCGGTTACTTCTACTGGAATAGCCGATAAAGCAATTGACGTAAAAGTAGAGGGTAACTCTTCCTCTGATACGTTTGTTATTCCGGGAACAACCATTCTTAGAATCGCAAAAGACGAAAAGAATCTGAAGCCGAAAGTAAACAAAACAGAAAGTGTGCGGGTTGTGATTACAAGCCGATTCAATTCTTCCAAAACGGCAACCATTTACTTTACGACAGATTAAGTAAGAGGGAGGAAACATGGATAATTTCATTCCGATGCCGCCGCAGGAAAATGTGGCGGCGGTTTCCCCGCAGACGGAGGTAATTTTAGCAAGTGGGATTGAGTGGGGAAACGATTATGAACATGTAAGATACTACGAAAACGGAAAAGCAGGTTGTCTGGCGCACGTAAGAGAAAAAGCAATCCATACTTATAAGCAGTCCGCGCCCGTGAGATGGGGAGAATTGACTTATAAGGGGAAAGGGAATGAGAGTGATTTTCTGAAATGTAATTATATTGCTTTTCAGAATAAACCGTATACGGAAGAGTGGTATTTTGGCTTTGTGACAAGGGTAGAATGGTTGAGTGACGGAAGTTTTAAGATTTATTTCGAACCCGATCGTTTTCAGAACAGTTTTTACAATGTGGTGTTACAACCGTGCTATGTGGAAAGAGAACACATTGACAAAAAAGCTGATCGTGTCGGAATTAATCTTGTACCGGAAAATCTGGAAACGGGAGAATATGTGGATAATGCAAGTGATGCTCGGATGTTAAATCTCGGGGCGATGCAGTATTGTTTAAGCGCGAGCGCAGACGAAAACGGTACTAATATTGTTCCCATCATCAATCAAGGTATCTTGTCGGGACTTACCTTTGTACGGAAATCAGATTACAAAGATTTAATCACGTCCATTCAGAATTACGTAAAGAGTGGAAACGGGGACGCTATCGTTAATGTATATCAAGCGCCAGAAGCTTGTTTCCAAACAAACAAAAGCGTTTATACGCAGACAACCGTAAAACCGTCATTGATTGATGGCTACGCTCCAAAAAATAATAAATTATATCAATACCCCTATTGTTACTGTCTTGTCAACGATGGCTCTGGTATTCAACATACTTATAATTTTGAGTATGGAAAAAATGGTGAGCTGACATTACAAGTCTATGGAGTTATGCTTAATATTCCGACTATTTTCATCGTACCGCGTGAATATAAAAATTATGGCGGTCTTACGTCCCCTTTTGGTTTCGTTGTCAATAACTTTCCACAGTGCGCGTGGACAAATGACAGCTATCAAGCTTTTCTCGCGCAGTCCGCGCCTTTATGGGACTATTCTAAAAAGCAGAATGCTATTTCTCAGATTGGAAATCTCACGGGCGGATTGGTCGGAGCATTAAGTGGTAATTTAGTCGCAGGCGCAGAAAGTATTTTTAACGCGGCGACCAGCACTTATTTGCTGAATGAAAATATCAATGCGCAAAAAGAAAGCCATGATCTGATACCGCCAACAGCAAAAGGAAATTCATCCGGAAGTTATGTTGCCGCCGCATTGTTCGGCAGTCAAGTTTACTGTCATGTGATGAGTGTAACCGCTCAGATGGCGAAAACGATCGATGATTATTTTACCATGTATGGATATGCTACACACAAAATCAAAGTTCCTAATATCACAGGGCGGTCAAACTGGAATTTTGTCAAAACGGTAAAATGCGGATTACATGGCGCGTGCGTTACAGATGATATCAACTTTTTGCAGGCAATGTTTAACCGCGGAGTCACGTTCTGGCACACGGATGATGTCGGAAACTATGGTCTTTCCAATGATTAAGGGGGTGATAATATGTATGATAACCCGTATCGAGTGAGCAATAAAAAAGTTTGGGGATACTGGGAAAAGAATCCGAATACTTCCCCGGAGGAAAAACTTTATTTTCGCCACTTTTTCGACAAGTTCGTAAATTTAGCATTATCACGTTATGAGTATGACGGTTTACCGGATGAGATTCCACCGCGGATGCTGAACTCTTATTTGTTGTGGAACGGTATATGTCTTTTCAAGAAAGAACCGATTACAGGACTGTACGGTGTTTTCGGCGTGAATCTTGTAGGCAAACCGGATATTTATGGTATTCCGACCGATTGGATTGCGTACGCCATGAACGGTCAGTATTACGAACAAACGGATAAAGAAGAAAGTGCGCTGATTTTTGCTAGACCTTTTGCTGTACCGGAAATTCACAGTATTATTTTACATGCACAAAGTCTGGCAGAGAAAAAAGCATCAACTCGAGTCAATGTCGTTCAACAGAGGACACCTGTAGTTATCAGCGGTGATAGCACTCAGAAGTTATCCATCGACAACTTTATCCAAAAATGGGTAAAAAACATTCCTTTTATCAAAGCAAAAAACGATCTGCGAAAACAAATTCAGATTGATACCATTGATTTGAAAGTACAGCCTATTTTCAACGAACTTGATACAGCTGCACAGAGAGAAGTAGCAGAATGTCTGACTGATCTCGGAATCGAAGCAAGCGGCGTAGAAAAGCCGGAACGGCTGGTTTCCGCAGAAACGAGTTACAACGATGGAGAAATTGAGTTGACGAGAAACGGAAATCTGGCAACCATTCAAAGGGGACTTGATGCAATCAACAAAATGTATGGTTTGAATATCCATGTACGTTTTAACTCTAAAATGGTAACGCCGATTAACAGACCAGATGTGTTTGAAACGACAGAAAAAAGCGAAAACGGCACGCCGGAAAACAACGGAAACGGCACACCGGAAAGTGAGGTGACATGATGTTCCTTAGTTATAACTACGAAACGAAAACATTGACGAATACGATCGAACAGATGGTTATTTCCGATCATGTAATTGCCCCACTTAAAAATCAGACCATTGATAATATGATTGAAACCGCAGTTTCGTTAATCTTCAATTTTGACTTTCCGTTTTATGTCGATGCATCCGATCCCGAATATGTAAACGCAAAACTTGCGTTCGAAAAAACGTTCTGTTTACAGTATTTTCGAGAACAGATTGGACTTGAAACAATCGGAGAATTTCAGTATCATCTGAAAAGGATTCTTTCGGTCAATATGCCATACTATAAGCAATTGTACCGGAGTATTACTTTTGAGTACAACCCGCTTATTACTCATAAGAGTACACGAAAAGTAACGAGTACAAAAGACGATACACGAACAGGCGTGATCTCGGGAGACAGCACAGCAAAAAACACAACGACAACTGATACAAACAACGACACACAGAACATTCATTCCGACAACCCGCAGATTAATTTTGCAGGAACGAATTACGCGTCTACCATGGATCGGGGACAAAATACGATTCATAATAGTGCGGTGAGCAATGGAGAAAATGCCACAAAAACGAACAGTAATGACACATATCATGCAGATAATAATGATACGATTGAGGACGAAGGATTCGATGGTAGCTACTCGTTAGAAATTCAGAGATTCCGCGATACCATCCTTAATCTTAACAAACGTATCTGCAATGATTGCAGAGAATTGTTCTATCAATTTTATTAAGGAGGAATAACAATGGCGGATAAACCAACGATTCCAGATTTTCCTATGTTGCCAGATTTCAGTCAGATGATTACGCAGGCTTGTGAGGTTGTCGCAAGTGTACGGGGGATTCCGTATGATTTCAATGGGACGTTGAGTCTGGAAAACAAATTCGTTGTGCTATTTAAGACAGTGAAAGAAATGTTTGACGCACAGGACGAACTTGTAAAAAGTTACAAAGCGTTATATGATTTTGTCAATCAGTATTTTACCAATCTTGATATTCAAACAGAAGTCAACAAGAAAATAGAAGCAATGAAAGACAGCGGCGAACTTCTGACTTTATTAAAACCTACTGCAATCAATGAAGTATCAACATGGCTAACATCTAATATCACAAATCCATCCAATCCGCCGATTGATAAGTCGTTGACGGTAGAAAATGCCGCCGCGGATTCTAAAGTAGTTGGAGAAAGATTATTAAAAGATGGACTTTCATATAGTAAGCAGTTTAGCAAATCTATATCCTATAAGGGTTCCTCAAATGGTATTTCAAGTGATACAAATGGAACTTCATTTATTTCTTTTGATGACTATAATAAGGGAACAAGCAGCACAAACCCTAATGTAGTTGGCGTTGGGTCTAACTTTACTGTTCCAATAGTAAATCCAAAAACTGACACAATAGACGTTTATTATTTAGTTGATGCAAGAGATTCTGGAATTGTTGGCAATTACTCTCTT